AAGATCGACAATAGGTTTAGAATCTGCACCTGTAAAAGTTTGTGTTACTGAACTACCATTACTAGAAGAAAATATAAGAAAACTATTTGCTACAGGTTCAACTTTAGCAAACTTACCCGCGCCAGAAGCGGCTTCATAAGTGAAATGTTTTTTAAATTCAAGAGAGTTATTAAACATATTATTTATTTTTAAATTTAAATCGTTTTTAATTTTTTTATCAACAAAAGTAACTTGATCTAAAAAATCATTCACCTCTTTTGGAAATTTTTTTCTCAATTGTTTATCTTTAGCAGCATCTAAAATACCAAGTTTTCCTTTTCTTGAACCAGTCATATGTTTCGTGTCAATGAGGTCTTTAGCAGATTTGGGGGGAACAATTCTTTCTAAAACATCAGTAAAAACAGTTTCGATTTTAGTCATTGCATCGTCTGTTTCACCATATGCTTTTTGTGCAATTTTAAATACTGGAATAGCATCAGTTTTTCCCCCAGATATTAATTGACTGGCTTTATTTTCTTTCATTGACATGCGAAATTTATTATCTTCAGTTCTAATATCAGCTTTAGGGGTGTTATCAACACCCCCATATTCCTTATAATCAGAAGAAATCGAAGCACTATCTGAACCACTATGAATCATTTTAGATGTAGACTTAGTTGTAGATTGTGTTTCTCTAGCTATTTTAAAGGCAGTTGGAGCAAATTCCTGATGTTCAGCGGAAGAAAATTTAGTATTAATAAAAATTTCTTTTACATTCTTATTATCCAAAAGTTGGTTCCACGCATCAACAACATATTCTTCAAATATAGTGGCGTTTCCAGCCTTTACTGCTTCAGATAATGGCCCGTAGTGTGGCTCAAATTCATTAAATCGTAGCATGGAGATGCTCCCTATTTCTCTATCTGATCTATTTATAAAAAGAAAAAGGGGCTAACAAATTAATGCTAGCCCCTCTAGCGCAGAGGAGAGACTGATGAGAGACTCTGCGCTAATTCGCATTCAGGGTTGATCAACACCCATCTGTTCGTTGAGATACTGCCGAGCATACTCTTTTGCCATGTTAGTCTTAAAGTATGCACCAACATCCTCAACCACCTCATCAATGGTGAAGTCAGTCAAACCTAAGTCTGGGTAGTAGTACCCTCCACAAAACTCTTCAATGTCCATCATATAGTTTGTCAGCTTACTCATTTAACAATCCTCTTTCATATCTTCACGGTCTGCAAGTCCTGTGTCTTGACAGAACCGAACAAACAACCCCAACTGACGGCCATATGCCTCAATTTCCCAAGGGTGGTCCCAATAATCAACTTCATCCATATGAAGCTTCTCACCTTTAAAACGCACCATCTTAGGTGAATTATAATACTCATACATCTCGTCTTTTGCCCACTGCTTGACGTGAACCATCTCATGAGCAAGGGTGATTAAAATATTACGGATCCCACAACTGCTATCAAGTTCAATCGTGAACTCACGGGGCCGGCGGCCCTCATCTTCCCAAATTGCGGTTCCTTCGGTATTGTCCTTCTTGTATAGATCCTTCTTCAATTTGATATTGATTTCAAGACTAGCCATCAGGCGCTTGCCCATCAATTTCTCAGCATACCACCAAGCAGCAGTGGTAGCTAATTTTCGCTTAGTCGCTGTGGAGCCTGTTACATTAAGCAACATCAAAATATACTCCTACACCGGTATCGATGCCCCACGTCTTGATTTTTGAGATTTCGATCAGGTCCATAAACTCTTTGTCTGTACCATCGACAAGAACCTCTGCAACGCCATCGTCGCGCACAGCAGTTACCGTACCAAACTCAGGAGCAAACATCGCGCCGTAATTGAATTCTAGTGTCGTACCGATCATGTTTTCTCTCTCTGTTTTCTCATCATATATACATAATAGCATACGGTTGTATCAAAGTCAAGAGAAATCGACATAAATCGTACCTGCTAAGTCATTGATATATAACGATACCTGAAATTAGTTTCATGGTGTGACGATTTGTTCCTTGGTTCTGGGTACGCTTCTGGCTATAAATGAGGGGGTATTACCCGCAAATCCACAGCCTGCGTTCAGTTTTTCGCATGTATGATCTGCTGGATCCTTCTCGCTGTACGCAGAGACATACTGCTTGGTAGAAGCCTCATAAATCTTGTAGATATCACCGTGCCGTCTTACTGTGTATTTTTTCATGTCAATAATCCACTAAAATCCTTTCTGCCCATTTTCTTCGTTGACCAACGCATTTTGTCGTCTTCATCCATGCGCATACCGTAATCTGAATTGTCCATCACTGGAGCATCGTCCACCAAAGTCTGTTCATTATCGTCTATGTCATATAGCCTCATTTTGGCTCTATCTATACCGACAACGAACCGCTTGTATTTTGCTAGATCGTTGTATCGATTTTTCAGTTGTTTTATCATGATCTGATTAGATGCTTCAAGCTCTTCTGTCGTGATCAGAGCTATCATGAAGTCGGCCGTCGCTGGCAAACCAAAACTCTCTGACGTATCTTCAAGACCAGGATCACTATTGCTGAAACCAGAGCGAGTCGTCTGTGTCGCTGATATGATAGGAATATCTTTCTCTACAGCCAGACCACGCAACTCTTCAGCAATCGCTTTGATGTACGTGTAGCTATTGACAGCAGCACCCATTTTCATTCTTGATGAAGCGCATATATTTAGATAATCTACGTATACGATGTCTGGTATAAATGTGCGTTTCAATTTTAGTTCATTAATCAAATGTCTAAAATGACCTGTGCCTGCTACGGCCGTGGGATATTCCTTGACGATCAATTTACCTGTTGTCTTATTTTTAACTTGACTGATCTTTTTATCGTACATATCTTTTGATAAGTCTACTAATTCATCAAGAGGTACGTTGAGTAGATTAGCATCAATACGTTCAGCGATGCGCTCCTCGGCCATCTCCAGCGTGATATACAGCACGTTCTTACCGTCCATAAGATTAGCTGCTGACATATGACACATGACAAGAGATTTACCCACGCCTGTGCCTGCTAGAATTATGTTCAGTGTTTTCTTCGGTAGTCCGTCGCTTGTGATACGATTCATATAGTCAAGATCAAACGGGATACGCTCTTCTACTTTATGATAGAAATCATATCGTTCCTCAGAGTCATCAATGAAATCATGACCAATATTTGGATCGAATGATACTCCCAATGCTTTTGTGAGAATTTCTGGTATCTTACCAGTTTCATCTTTGCTATCAATTATAGATATTGATTCCATGATAGCATTATATAAAGCTTTCTCTTGACAGAATTTTTCAGTCGTTTCCAGTAACCACTCTTCATTTTCTTCCTCAGTTACAACCAATTCTGATATAGTACTTTTACATGATTCGAAATCACTATCAGTAATATTGCTTCCTGAATCTATTTCAAGAATCAACGCCTCTCTCGTAGGCATATTATTATACTTGTTGATAAACTTATCAATAGCTTCGAATACAAACTTATCAGATTTTTCAGAGAAATATTCAGCCTTTAGATATGGTAAAGACCTCCGTGTATAATTTTCATCATTCAGTAGGTGTTTCAATATCGTTGTTTCGATCTTCACTATCAATTTCCTCATCTGTTCCATACGAGAATTCGACCCCAGCCGCAATCTCTAATTGACGCATAATATCTTCAGTAAAATACTTCTCAGGTTCCTCTGTGATTGTTTTTCCAAAATGCTTTGAGCCATCAGGCATTTCATACCTAGTAGCCACTTTCTTTATTATATCATATTTCTCGGCCAAGTCAAGTAGTCCATAATATTTATTTAAGCCACTTGCATAAGACAACTTCACTTCGATCTGTTTGTTCTCTTTCGTAAAGCGACTTTTATGCATAGTAACACGTATGATATTGCCGACAACATCTTTACCCTCCTTATCCTTTTTCTTCGTTAGATAACAAATAGATGAAGATGCGTATTTGAGTCCTGCACCACCAGACATTTCACTCATAGGAACATAAGAACCAATCACCTGATACGTATGATTAGTCACCAGCAGTGGTACGTTAGCTTTGGCAAGCTTCAGTGCGAGTACGCGGAATGTGCCACGTAGTAGCTGTGATTTAGTCATGTCTCGCTTGTCGTTGCCTTCAGTAACGTCTGCTAATTCTTTAATAGACGATAGCATACCGAGACTATCAAGAACCATCATCATGGGTGGCGTTTCTGTTTTTGTTCTAGAGAATCTATCTTCAAGATTGTCAATGTATTTGTCGAGCATCTGTACAGCCGACGTTCGAAACGATTCGATGCTGTCGGGTTCTGAAATAACAACCCGATCTACATCGATGCCACGGGACTGCATCATATCTCTAGTCACCGCAGCCTCAGTGTCAAAATAGATAACACCGCCTGTAGGATTATCAGTAAGGAACTTCTTCATAATACCAAGCACAAAGAATGTCTTACCTGTCGCGCTCTCTCCAGCGAACGTAGTGATCTTTGAATTTGGTACTCCACCATATATACTACCAGAGAGAGCAGCATTCAAAATATACGACCCGGTATCAATAGTGCCTGTAAATTCAGAACTGTTTGATCCGTCTGTCGCGAGATTGGTATTGTCAATACCAGCTATAACATCATGTAGAAAATTCGCCATCATTTATCCTTTATATACAGCATCAATTTTATCACGGAACTCTTCGATTTTCTCTAAACGATTTGGCCAAAGTATGTAGTCCTTCTCTGGGTTCAGCGCAAGATTGTTTAGCAACGGTTGAAACATATTATACAA